ATGGAAACCACACGCCCCTGGCTTTCGATCGCCGAGAATCAAGCTCTCGAATGCGCCGCCGCCGGGCCCGTTGCCGGGCCGCACCCATCAGTTTCACCCACCGAACACCAGGCTATCGGCCGCATCTTCGAAAAGACGCTGCGCGAGGTTCTGGCCGAGGATGCGGCACATGCAAGCCTGCGCGCCGAAGCTGCGGAGCTGGCCGAGCGCTTGCAGCCGGAGCCGTGCCGGCGCACCAACTCTCCCTCCCCCAACCTGCAGCGATTTGCGGACGACACGGCGAACTTTCCCGCCGAGGCGGAGTCGTATCCGGACGCGACCGGGACTGTTGAGCCGCTGTCGGTCGAGATCGGGCCGCTGGCGGTGATCGGGTTGCGCGACCTCGAGGCCGCGGATCGCGAGCGGGAGTTTCTGCTGGCGTTGCTGATCGGAGCGGCGCGGCTGGCGGCGCAGTCGCGTCTGTTTGTGGGCGCCGAGGGTTACCGCGCGTGCTTCGATTGCGGTGCGCATACCAGGATCGAGACCCTGGTGCACAACGCGGGATGCAAGAGCGCCAATGTGCTTTCGATCCTTGATCGGCTGGCAGTGAACGCGACCTTGCGGGCGGCGCGGGCTGCGCAGCAGAAGCTGGCGGTGCGGGGATGAGAAACAAAGCTGCCGTTTCTGTTACCAGTTCTCAAGCCGCAGCCGGTGAAATGCCGGCGGCGTTGCCGGTGCGGATGATTCCGCTGACGCAGCTGCGCGCGGCGGAGTGGAACGCGCGCAAGACGTTCGACCCGGTGGCGCAAGCCGAGTTTATCGAAAGCGTTCGCGAGGCGGGAATCCTGACGCCGCTGCTGGTGCGGCCGTTTCCGGAGAGTGAGTGGCACGGGGTCGGCGAGCAGGCGGCGATCCGCGACGGCGAGATCTTCGAGATCGTCGCCGGCCATCGCCGCTACGCGGCGGCGGGCGTGCTGCATCTGGCCTGGGCGCCGGCGATTGTGCACGAGCTGAGCGATGAGGCCGCGCGGGTGCTGGGCCTGGTCGACAACCTGCAGCGCGAGGATGTGCCGCCGATGGAGCAGGCGCAGTCGTTTGCCGAGCTGCTCACGCGGCTGGGGTCGATACCCGCGGTGGCGGCGCAGGTGAAGAAAGAGCAGAGCTACGTGGCGCAGCGGCTGAAGCTGTGCACGCTGACGCTGTGCGGCCAGGACGCGCTGCGGGAAGGGCTGATCGCGATTGACCACGCGCTGCTGCTGGCGCGGGTGGGCGCCGACGAGCAGGATGCGGCGCTGAAGTGGTGCCTCGATCACACGGCCGGATCGAAGAAGCCGGTTGAAAAGGTGATGAAGGAGATCATTGGCCGGCGCAACGAGCGGGCCCGGCTGCTCGCCGAAGATCCCGAAGAATACGGGTATTACAAAAACCATACCTGGGAGCCGCAGAGCGTCCAGAGGCTGAAGAATCACATGGCCGGCGAATCGGGTACGCCGCTGGCGCGCGCTCCGTGGCCGCTCGATGAGAACTACCTGGTGGCGGATGCGCCGATCTGCGAGCAATGCCCGCAGAACACGAGCGCGAATGCGCCGCTGTTTGCGGACCTGGCGGTGGGCGAGCCGACGTGCACGGATGGGGCGTGCTTCAAGGAAAAGACGCAGGCCTTCGTGCACATCCGGCTGGCGGATGCGAAGCGCGGGATCGAGGCGGCCGCCGATGACAAGGCTGCTGCGCCGGCGCCGCTGCGGGTGAGCTGGAAGCAGACCAGCGCGGCGCCGCGGCCGGACAAGGAAACCGGCGCACCGAGCCCGACGCAGATCTTCAAGGATGGGCAGTGGCAGGAAGCTGGCGGGAAAAAGAAGTGCGAGCATGCGCGCATCGCGGTGACGGTGGATTGGGGCGATGCGGGGCATCGCGGGTCCCGGCCCGCGGAAGAGAGGCGCAAGCCGGGAGAGCTGGTCCAGGCCTGCGTCGAGCCGAAGTGCAAGGTGCACCCGAAGGCGTACGCGCGGAAGGCGGCGGGGAATAGGAATCCTCAGGTGGACGAGAAAGCGGTAGCTGAGCAGCGGGAGGGTATGCGGCTGGCTGCTCTCGCCGAGACCAGATTGCGCGCACGACTGGCGAGCGAGGCAATCGAGAAGATCAAAACCCTTCCGATCGCGCAGCTCCGCGCGATCGTTCTTAGTGAGTTGTCTGGAAACTGCGCCTACGAGAAAGTAGTCGATGCGATCCTGCCGGGCGCGAAGAAGGTCTGCGCCAATGCAAAGATCGACAGCCCGGAATTTGCGCGGGTGGTGGCCCTGGCCAGTCTCAATCTGGACAACGTCAAGGTGGGCGATTGGTGGCCAGCGGATACGCACCGGGCCGAGTTCATCAAGCAGTTGGGCGTCCTCGGCTACGACGCTTCGAAGGCCTGGGCGAAGTCGGCGAATAGCGCGGCTCAGCCGTCGGCGGTCAACTCTCGGAAGAAGAAGCCCGCGAAAAAAGCCGCGAAGAAAGCTGCTCCGAAAAAAGCGGCCAAGAAGGGCGGCCGCAAATGACGCACCTGGCGATGACCTGGCTGCAGGGAATGGTGGTGGGCGCCTCGGCGATGGTCGCGTTGATGGCGCCGGCGGTGAGCGGCATGCTCTATCACCAGCGCAAGCGGGACGCGGCGGCCGGGATTGGCGGCCGGCCATGATCGACCTGGCGGTTCCGACGTGGACGCACTGGGAGAGGAAGGCGCCGCCGGCGGGGGTGCTGATCCAGGTGAGCCGGGACGAGTGGGAGCGGCCGTGGCTGGGAATCCGCGAAGACGTGCCGGGCGAGATCAATGCGGTCGGTCTGTTTTGGAAGCTGACCGGCATTGGGCGCGAGCAGCTTGCGCAGCGGGAGGCGGCCCATGCGGTTTCTGTTTGAGCTGATCGTGTGGACGTCGGCGTTGAAGTGTGCGGTGGGGTGCTGTTTGCGGCAGAAGGTGAAGCGATGAGTGGAATGGATCGGAATGCTTGCCGGATCGAACTCGAAGGCCGCGGCGCCGAGGTTCTGGATTTCCTGCAGCTTGATCTGCGGGACATGCGCCGGGAGCTCGAAGCGCATGGCACCTGCGGTGTTTCGCGTGCGGAGGCGATCGAGCGCAATCTGCTGTATCTGCTCGAGTCGCTCTCACCCGCGCTAAAGGCCGCGCGGGCGCAATACGAGCGCTATCGCGCTGCACCGAAGGTGGGTGGGTAGCCGTGGCGCTGATCCAGCCAGGGATGTGCCGGTATTGCCGGTGCACGGAGAGCAATGCGTGCAAGTTGCCGGACGGCGATGCCTGCGCGTGGTTCGACGCGGCGCGGACGGTGTGCAGCGCGCCTGGGTGCATCGTGGCGGAGCGGGCGCGGCTGCGGGCGGCGCATAACGCGGAGAAGCAAGCGGCCGCGAACGCGAAGAGCAAGTATCGCGGAATGGGCTACGGCGCGATTGTGGCCGATATGCGGCGGGAGCAGCAGCGGCGGCGCAGGAAGCGGAGGGCGGCGTGATCAGGATAGGGGCCAGCGAACAGAGATTAGGGAACAGCAAGCCTGGACCGTTGCCGATGTGGCGGTTCTGTCCTGGCTGCGCTGTGGAAGTGTTTGGCGGCGGGTATTGCCCGGATTGCCTTGAGCTGCGAGATGAGTTCGACGGGCGATTCCGGGCGCGGTCTGGGTCACGAGCGCTGCACGCAGGCGGCCGCGGGGCCGCAAACGGCTCGGCGGTGCAAACGGCGACTGCCGCGGCGGTGTGGCTGGGGCCGCTGGTGCTGTGGGTAGTGGCGGCGTGGGCGGTGTGGGTCGCGGTGGAGAAGTTAAGGGGGAAGTAGATGGACATCGGGAAGAAGACGGAGCTGGAGTTGTTTTGTCAGCTCACCGAAGAGGAGCGGCTTTCGCGGGCGTTGATGCTGGCCGAGACGGTGCACGCGATCGACGAGACAGAGGCCGCGCGCACGGCGCTGGGCAAGGAGTTCCGCGAAAAGATTACCGGCCTGCTCGAGCAGCAGCGCAAGCTCTCGCGGATTCTGCACGACCAGGCAGAGCGGCGGCTGGTGGAGTGCCGCACGTTTTTTCATGTGCCGATTCAGGGCAGCAAGCGGATCGTGCGCATGGATACGGGCGAGATGGTGCGCGAAGAGGCGATGACGGCGGCGGAACTGCAACTGAATATCTTTGCGGGGCAGCGCGAGTTCGAGGAGTACATGCGCGGCCAGGACGTGTCAGAGCAGCCGCCGGAAGATAAGAAGCCCGGCGAGCTGCCGAAGGATCCGGGATAGCGGTTTAAGGCTGACAGCTGACAACTGTTTTTTAAAGCTTCCGCGTTTGGAGAGCTCCTGGCGCGGAGGGCGGGGCGCCAGGTGAATTCAGTTGCCAGCCTGGCGCTGCGCTGTAAATGGGGAGGATGAGATGCCGAAGAAGATAAATAAGCTGACGGACGCGCAGAAAGCGCGATTCGACGAGTGGGCTGATAAATGGATTGAGATCGGCTTGCGAGCGGGCGCTGCCGACAGGCCAAAATTTGAAGCCGCCGTGCAAGAGTGCTACAGGTTTGCCGGACTCGAACCGCCGAAGGTGATTGTGTGGACTACCTCTCCGCTCGCGGTCTCGCTCGCAGGCCCGATCGCTTCACTGCTTATTGAACTGGCGAAGCGGCCTAGGGCCGCTTCGCGGAAAAATTTGGATGGCGCAGTCCATGACGTGGTCCATGACGCGGTCCGTGGCGCAGTCCATGACGTGGTCCATGACGCGGTCCGTGACGCAGTCCGTGGCGCGGTCGGTGACGCGGTCGGTGACGCGGTCGATGGCGCGGTCCATGACGTGGTCGATGACGCGGTCGATGACGCAGTCCGTGGCGCAGTCCATGACGTGGTCCGTGGCGCAGTCGATGGCGCAGTCCGTGGCGCGGTCCGTGACGCGGTCCGTGGCGCGGTCGGTGACGCAGTCCATGACGTGGTCCATGACGCGGTCGGTGGCGCAGTCGATGGCGCAGTCGGTGGCGCAGTCGATGGCGCGGTCCATGGCGCGGTCCGTGACGTGGTCGGTGAGGTTCTGCGCAAAAGCTGGGGGAACATCTTCGGCGGCCAGTTCTGGGTTGGCGGCTGGTGGTGGGGCGCTGCCTTCGCCTCGTTTTTCCGGGAGGTCTGCGACCTCGAGCTCAAGGGCGATCTCTGGGATCGGAGCAGAGCATATGAAGCGACGGTTGAGTCTGCCTGCTGGTGGTGGCCTCATCGCGAGTTTGTCATTGTGAGTGAGCGCCCCGTCGCCATTCACCGCGAGCTCTCGGATCCAGCTCGGCCGCGCGGACGCGGATCACACCGGCTGCACTGTGAAACGGGAGCAGCCTGCCGGTTTCAGGATGGCTGGGGCATCTGGGCCTGGCATGGTGTGAGAGTTTCGCGCCAGGTCATCGAGCAGCCGGAGACCTTGACCGTAGCCCAGATCGCCGCAGAGGAAAACGCCGAGGCGCGGCGGGTCATGGTGGAGCGCATGGGGTGGGATCGCTTCTGCGTTGAAGCCAAGATGCAGCTGATTCATGTCGACGAGCTGCACTCGCATTTTCCCGACATTCCAGTTTCTGAAAGTGTGGATGCCGGCGCGCGGCTGGTGACAAGTTACCGATGCGGCGTGGAGCGCGCCGAACTGCTCGAGGCCGCAGACCTGCGCGATTTCGAAGATCGCCCGATGCGCTTTGTTCGCCTGACCGATCCATCGACCGGGCGCCAGTACACGATTCGCGTGCTGCACGGCCACACCCGCTGCTATGAGGCAATTGGGTGGACCTTCGGCCTCACCGAAACCGAGTACAAGCGCGGTCGATTTATTCGCCAGGGCGATGTGTTTCTCAAACCGCTCTCTGGCGGCCCACTCGAGCAGCGGCACAGCTGAAACCGCGTTGCCGGCGACAGCGCTCAACCTTCAACCTTCAAAACCGAAAGGACCAATCATGAAAAAGACGGAGATTCCATCCACCGCTAAACGTATTCCGGTGCGGCCAGTCGCGCTGGGCGAAGTTACAGGGCACCATCACAGCTTCATGTCTAACGAAGAGGGCGTCGACGTGGCCGAGCTTGTCGAGATGTACGAAGACGCCGACGGCGCGACTTATGTGCGCGTGCTCGGCGAGCCGGGCGATGTGTCGCTGGTGCACCAGGAACACAAGGCGCACGTGATCGAGCCTGGCGAATACAGCGTGACGATCCAGCGGGAAAATACTGACTGGGGCGCGCAGCCCGTCGCGGATTAGCCTGCGATGGCCAACCGGTTATCACCGCCGCAGCGTTTCTTTCTCCAGACATCGCAGGCCGTCTTCGAGAAGGGCGCGCTGCGCCAGGTCATCGTGGAGGCGCAGGACGGTTTCGCCGTGCTTCGCCTTAAAGGCCTGCCGGAAAGCTACCCCGTTCCGTGGGGTTCGGTATATCACCTGGCCGTAGCCGAGTTCATGGAACGCGAATTCAACGCGAGAAGCGCGAAGTTGCGTTCGGCGCGGATGTGACCAGGTGCCAGCTAAAGAGCGCGATTGGAGCAAAACGGGAACGATTGGCGGCTATGCGGAATACGTGCGCTCGCACGCCGATGCCCTCCTCGTGATCGTGGTTCGGCCGAACGATGCCGTGCTTGCGGCCGATCCGCGCCTTGCGTCGAAAGACGTGATCGAAGCTGTCGAGCTGAGGCTGCCTGGCCTGGTGGCCGATCTCGAGCGGGCGCGGGCGGAGAAGAAGCCGGCGCGGCTGAAGTGGGAAGACATTTGTTGAGCCCGCGAGGGGGCGGTGTGATGAGCGAGATGACGGTATCCACACTGGTGGAAGCGCGGGCGCTGCTGCTCCGCGCGCATTACCGGTTGATGGAAAACCCGCGGTTCTGGTACGAACAGACGCTCCTGGATGCGTCACGGATCCTCTGCGTGCGGGCGAGCGATATCAACCTTGAGCTCCTGGAGGGGGTGGTGTGATGGGCGCAGCGGCGATGTACACGACGGCGGACGGGCGCGCGGCTGCGCGCAGGCAGGGGAAGGTTGCGGCGCGGAAGTGGTCGTCGGGCCGGAAAGAGATGGCGGTGCCGGCGTGCTGGTCGGCGCAATGGGAAGGACTGCTGCGCGAGCTGGGCCTGGACGAAGCCGGCGCGCTGCGGGCGCTCAACGCGAGGCCCTGGGACGAGATGGCGGCGCGGATACAGAGCTGGGTGCGGCTGCACCGCACGGGCAGCTTTGTGCCGGAGGCGGTGCTGCTGGCGCTCGGCCTGCGGGTGGACTGGGACGAGGTCAGCACCAGCCGCCTGGCGCGGGGATCGAGCGTGGCCTGGCGCAGGGGCGGAGCGCTGCGGGAGACGTTGGCGGAAGTGGGGACGGAGCAATGAGTGAGGTTTGGGACCTGGCGTTTGCGATCGCGGACGAGAGCGCGCGCGAGCTGGTCGATTCGAGCTCGGTGAAGGAAGTGATCGACGGTGTGGAATGGCGCGACCTGACGGATCGTGAGTTCGACTACCTGGCCGAGCTTGAGGACGAACTGCGCTACCTCGAACTGCGCGGACTGCTGCAGCGGCATCCGGAGCGGCCGCGGCTGGTGCGGATCTGGCTTGCGGAGCCGGCTGAGAGCTGATGGCTGATGACTGGAGTTTTGTCTCGCCGGCCGCGGCCGGAGGATGGCGGGATTGTGTGGCACGGGCGCTGGAACGCATTTGAGTGCCTGGGGTGCGGCGAGATGAAAGAGGTGCGGCAGCGCATGAGCGCGGCGCAGAAGAAAGCGTGGGCCGATATCCTGAGCGAAAGGAAGAGCGGCTGAAGCGTCACGCAAACCGCGACAGTGATCTCTGCGAGGGATGCGCTGAGGGGAACTGTCTGGCGTGCGATGGGGGCGAGTGCCGGTGCGTGTGCGCGCTGGAGCTCGATGTGAAGCGGGGGAGGCGGTTCGCGTAAATGACAGAGGAAAACGAGCAGGCCGGGCGCAGGGAGCTTGACGCCGGCCACGGGAGAGCTGCGTGAGCGTGAGCGTGATGAGCGCCGTGTGGGCCTCGTCGCTCGAGGACCTGACGGAAGTGATGCTGCTGCTGTGCCTGGCCGATCACGCGGATGACGATGGCGGCAACTGCTATCCCGGGCATCGGCGGCTGGCGCGGATGGCGCGGGTGAGCGAGAAGACGGTGGGGCGGACTTTGAGAAGGCTTGAACAAGACGGCTGGATCGAGATCATGCAGCGGGGCGACGGACGGGGCAACTTTTCGGAGTATCGCGTGAACGTGGCCGCGATCCGCGAGAAAAGGTGTCAGGCTGTCCCCCTTTCCGCGGTACGAAAAAGGGGGACAACCAGGAAGAAAAAGGGGGACTTTGGGACCGCAAAGGGGGACTTTGGCGACACGCCTTTATTTGGAACCACCAAGAACCCTGAAAAGCATCCACCACCCCCACTGCCCCCGCCATTGCGGGGGCCTGTCGATGCGGCGATCGACGAAGTGTGCGCGGCGCTGGGAGTGAGAAACCGGCGGCGGCGGCGCATGCTGCGAGATGTGATCGAGGGCGAGCTCGAGGGCGGCGCGCACCCGGAAGACACGGGGAAGGCGATGATCGCGGCCTGGGAGAACCAGGCGCGGCAGTCTCCCTACCTGCGCAGGAAACTGGGTCTGTCTGAGTTTTTCGGGGATGGCTACTGGAAAGACGGGAACCGCTGGCACTGGGATGAAGCGGAGCTGCGGCGCCGCGCCGGGGCAAGCATCGGGAGCGCGCGCTGATGCGGTTCGTGGTGGTGGCGACGCTGAAGCGTGGGGTGCTGCCGGCGCCGGAGCTGCTGGACATGGCAGGCACGATGCAGGCCTGGGCGGCGTTGATGGTCGAGATGCAGGCGGAAGGTCGAGCGGCCGCAGTGGTGGCGCGAAAGATCGAGCGGGAAGAGCAGTGGCGCGTGGAGCGGATGATGCGGCTGGCGACGGGGAGGTCGGCGAGATGAGAGGTGAAGAATGCCGCCGAGGCTGAAGATGAGCAACGAAGAGCGCGCTTTGTATACCGCGATCGGAAGAAAGATTACCCGGCTCCGCGTGGGTGCGGCGGTAAGCCAGCGGGCTCTGGCTGGGTTCTTAGGAATCAGCGCTCCGGCGTTGGCGAAATGGGAGAGCGGCGAAGTGCGTTGTCCGTTGTCTGCGCTGGTGAGAATGGCGCGACATTTTCGAGTGCGTATCGAGTCGCTGATTCCAGAAAGTTTCACATAAGTTATTTTAGCTTGCACTGTTTTTTGTTTCTGTTAAGGTTTCTCCTGTTTCTACCTGACAATTTTCCGGTTCCTTTCGGGTTTTGAGGGATTGGACGGAGTGGTGGCGCCGATTTGCGCTGGACTGCCAAAGAGAGAGAGACGTGTGTCCATGCGCAGGAGCAAGATTCGGAAGCGTTAGCCGCTTTATACCTGGGAAGGTACTTCGCAAAGCTGCGTGCTGCGCTGGATCAAGCGCGAGGACGGGGAGAAGATCGCCGCCGAGGGTACATGTCGCGTGTTGCTCGCACCGGGCACGGAGAATCTTCTTGGCTTCCAGCTTTTGAATCGCGACACTCCCCGTCGAAACGTGGAGCCAGCAGCCGATGCCTCTTGCAATCGCATGCCAACGGGTTGAAAAGCTCTACCTATTTCGCCCGAAATCCGCCTCGCATGCCGATGTAATCCGCAAGATCAAGCTCCAAGAGGGAATAAAGAAAGAGGCCGCTGGCCTGTGGCGCCGAGTATTCGACACGGTGACGCGGGAATTGCGCGGTTTCCAGATGATCGCCGCCAGCGATGGCCGGGCGGACCTGGACATCCCTTCGCTTTCGAGTGCAGCAACCATGCGCGGACCCAGCCCTAGGCGCCGTCGGGCGTGTGGGGTTGCGACTCGCGGCGGCGCAGAGATCGCCACGGTGGAGGAACTGGGGGAGATGGAGCTGATCGCGCAGGAGTCGCACACAGCGGGATTGAGCGAAGAGCGCCGCGATGAGCGCATCAAGAGCGGCCTGTTAGCGGAAGATCGCGAAGAGCGTTTGCAGCGCAAGACGTGGCTGTATCGGCAGGTGGGACCTGGGCGCGGCGACATTCTGCGGGTGTGGCCTCGGTGATCCGTTTGGTGGGATCGGTGGGCGGCGAGTCGATCGACTTTGCGGGGGTGGCCAGCATTGAACCGGCCGCTGAAGAAATCCTGGAACGCAAGCTGTGCGAGGGCGGTTGCGATGGCGCATTTTACCGTGTGCGTCCGGCGACGGCGCGCGAGGGCGGGAAGCTGTGCAAGGCGTGCCAGGCGAAGACGGATGGCGAGCTGATGATCCAGGCCGGCGAAACATGGAGATCGGATGGGCGGCGGAGCCGGCGCCCGCTGAGCGATGAGCAAAAGCAGGCCGCGCGGGAGCGAGCTGCCGGTGCGCGCGAGGCGCTGGGACGGCGGCGGCGGGGTTTGCTTCTCGGCGAAGTGGCGTGAGCAAGCGGCGTAGGAGTCTAACCATGGTTTCGGGGGCTGCGTGGATATGAACATGTCGGACCAGTTCTGGCTGAGTATCGGCATTCAGCTTGTGTTGAGTGGGATCGTGGTGGGCATGGTCCGGCAGCAGCTGAAGGATCACACGGGCTGGCTGAAGAGTCACGACCAGGACATCCGGGAGCATGAGACGCGGTTGACGAACCATACCAGCCGTATCTCGTACATTGAGGGCACGCGGGGCTTACCGCACGGCGGAGAGTGAGTGAATCGGCCCTGCGCGCGGCCGGGCTGTCCTAATGTGGTTGCTCGCGGGTATTGCGCAGCGTGTGGCGAGCATTCTCCCCGGGCGCTGCGGGATAGGGCGCGCGGGAGTTCAGCGGCGCGTGGTTACGGCTATCGGTGGCAGCAGTACTCGAAGGCGAGGTTGAGCCAGCATCCGCTTTGTGTTGATCCTGACAAGCGTCACGCGGACCGCTGTGTCGCTGCCACGGTGACGGATCACACTGCTGCGGTGAGCGGGCCAGATGATCCGCGGTTCTGGGATCGAGAGAATCACCAATCGCTCTGCGATGGCTGTCACGGCTTCAAGACAGCACGCGAGGACGGCGGTTTCGGAAGGATGGGGGTAGGGGGGTCGAAATCTCTCTAACCCTTTTGTTTCTAGACCGTGCCCACAGCTAATTTTTGCGTCCACAAAACTCGCGAGTTGGCCGGATGGCGGCGAGGTTGATGGATCGGAAGCGAATACAGAGTGAGCGCCGCAGGGTCGCAAAGGCTCGCGGAGGGCGTTGTGCCGGTTGATTCAGCTTTGAAGAGGTTCCGATATGGCTGGCGGGCGGCCTAACAAATCGCTCAAGATTCACGCGCTCAGCGGCGCGATGGAAAAGAACCCGCAGCGGTTCCGTGACAGGGAGGTGCAGCCGGATTGCGAGCTGCCCCTGGGGCCTGCGCCCGAAGAGTGGGTCAAGGGTTCTGAGCACAGCATGGAATCCCGGGCGCTGGTCGCGGCCTGGGAGGAGATCTCCGCGAATCTCGCGCTCTACGGTCTCGGCAACGCCGGCGACCGGCTGGCGGTGAAGCTTGCATGCACGCTGAAGGTGCGGGCCGAGCGCACCGGCGCGAAGCTCTCGGATTACAACGGCTACCGCTCCATGCTGAGCGAGCTGGGGTTGACGGAGCGCGGCCGCGCGGGCATGCAGCGCCGTGCGCCGGGGGGCAGTTCCGAAGATGGTGAATTTGGCGAGTATACCGGCGGCCGCGCGCGCCGGTCGGCGTAAATCGCGGAAGGCTGAGCCGCCGCGACCGCCGATCCGCGGTTACGCCGGGATCGCCACGCAGTATTGCCGGGATGTGGTCGAAGGCCGCAGGGTTGAATGCAAATGGGTGAAGCTGGCTTGCCAGCGGCATCTCGATGACCTGGCCAAGGCCGGCACCGAAGAGTTCCCGTATGTCTTCGACCCGGAGCTTGTGGCGCGAGTGTGCAGCTTCAAGGAAAAGCTGCCGCATGTAAAGGGCAAGTGGATGCGCGCGGCGCCCGGGAAATCGAACCGCATGCGGCTCGAACCCTGGCAGATTTTCAAGACTGGCTCCGTCTTCGGCTGGGTCCATCGCGAGAAGCGTCTGCGCCGCTTTACCGAGGCCTATGTTTCGGTGGGGAGGAAGAACGGAAAGACGGCGGACGCGGCCGGGGACGCGATTTATTTGCTCACGGCAGATGACGAGCCGAGCGCGGAGGTTTATTGCGCGGCTAACTCGCTCGACCAGGCCATGGAGGTTTTCAAGCCGGCGCGCACGATCATCGAGCAGCTCCCCGATCTGCGCCGGGCGTTCTCGCTCGAGGTGAACAAGCAATCGATCGTGAGGCTCGATGATGGCGGCCGGTTCAAGCCGCTGACCGGAATCGCGCGCGACGGGAGCTCGCCGCATGGCGTGATCCTGGATGAGTTTCACGAAGCCGAGTCGCCGGATCAGTACGACTCGAACAAGAACGGAATGATGGCCCGGGAGCAGCCGCTGATCGAAGTCATTACCACGGCTGGAACTTTTATCGGGGGCCCCTGTTTCAATCTTGAACTCGAAGGCAAGCGCGTTCTCGAGGGACTGATCCCGAACGAGCACTTTTTTGTGCTCATCTACACGCTCGACGATGGAGACGACTGGCGCGATCTCGAGTGCCTGAAGAAAGCGAACCCGAATCACGGCATCTCTGTAATTCCTGAAACCTTCAACCGGCTGCGGCAAGAGGCGATCCAGCAGCCGGCGAAGCAGCCGGAGTTCATCACCAAGAATGCCAACGTGTGGCGCAATTCAGGGCGGCAGTGGATCCCGCCGGAGGTCTGGTCGAAATGTACGGACAGCTCTTTGCGATTGGAAGATTTCAAGGGCTGCCAATGCTTCGAGGGGGACGATCTCGCGGCGAAGATCGATCTGGCTTCGCGCTGCCTGATCTTTCGCCGCGACAAAGAAGGGCAAGCGCACTATTACCTTTTCTGGAAGCACTACGTTCCGGAAGATCGCGTGGTCGACGGCGCGCATAGTCACTATCAGCGCTGGGTTGCGCAGGGCAAGATGATCACTCATCCCGGGCCTGAGGTCAGGCTCGAGCTGGTGCAGCACGAGATCGAAGCGGAGCTGGCCGATTACCCGCGGGCCTGCATCGCGTTCGATCCCTGGAACGCGCTGCAGATGCAGCAGGCATTGCGCGCGGTGGTTTCAGGGAGTGTGTTGATCGACATTCCGCAAACCACAAAATTTCTTTCGCCGGCGATGAAGGAAGTGGAAGCCGCAGCCCACGCCGGGCGGCTGCATCACAATGGCGATCCGCCCGCAGCCTGGGCGGTGTCCTGCGTGGTGGTTCAGGAAGATCACAACGGCGAAGTTTTTCCGCGCAAGGAAAAGAACGCGCAAGCGAAGATCGATCCCGTTTCCGCCATGTTGAACGCGATGAGCCGGGCGATGATTGGCGAGCAGCACCGGCCGTTCACGCGGCCTTCAATCGGGTACCTGTAGGGGAAAAGATGCCGCTTACGAATCCTGGCGCAGCGAGTAAAAGGCCGAGCGCGAGCGCGATGCTTGCCGGCATTGCGGTGCTTCTCGGCGCCGCCATCTTTTCCTACGGTTTCGGGCTGGCCTGGCGGCCGCTCGGTTTTATCACCGCCGGCCTCTCGCTTTCGGTTGTGGGCGTGCTTGTTGGCCGCAATGCAGGACGGAGGCGTTCGTGATTGGATCGGCGCTGCTGGGGGTGCGGAACATTCTCGCCGATGTGGGCGGGATCGGCGGTGCCCCGGCGCCGTGGGATGACTACTGGTATTCGCCGACAGGCGCGCCGTCGGTTTCTGGAATGCGCATCACGCCCGATACGGTGAAGCGGCTTTCCACGGTGATCGCCGCGGTTTCGGCGAAGGCGCGGGCGCTGGGCGTGCTTCCCTGCCTGATCTATGTCGACCAGCCCGGCGGCGGCAAGCGAGTGGTTCCGGAGCATCCGAATTTCAAGTTGCTGCACGATCGGCCGAACGATATGCAGACGGCGTTCGAGTATTACCAGATGATGCAGGGGCACATCGAGCTGCGTGGCAATGCCTATTCGGAAATCCTGACCGGTCGCCGCGGCCAGATCGGCCAGCTCATCCCGATGCATCCCGACAACGTGCACGTCGAGCTGATGCAGGACGGCACGCTGCGGTACCAGTACAACGATCCGCTGCTGCGGCGGACGCGGGTGCTGCTGCAGGATGAAGTTTTTCACGTGCGCGACTGGGCCGATCACCGCCAGGTGGGGCAATCGCGAATCCAGATGGGCATGGACGTTTTCGGAGTTGCCTTGGCGCAACAGGATTACGCGGGCAAGTTCCTGAAGAACGACGCGAGCGCCGGCGTGGTGATCACGGGCACGAATTTCGCGAACAAGCAGGACGAGGACCTGTATCTCAAGGCGTTCGAAGAGAGCAATACCGGGGAGCGCCGGCACCGCGCGAAGCTGCTGCCGCCGGGCGTCGATATCAAAACGCTGGGTGTGAAGCCGATCGATATGCAACTGCTCGAGGCAAACAAGGCCTCCGAGGTGCGAATCTGCACCTTGTTCAACATTCTTCCTCACCTGATCGGCGTCGACACAGGCCGCTCGGCAACGTATGCCAGCGTGGAGCAGTTCAACCTGATGCACGCGCAGCAGACGGTGCTCCCGATGGCGGTGATGTGGGAACAGGCGCTGCGCCGCGATCTTTTCTCCGCGGAAGATCCGGCTTATGTGAAGTTCTCGCTGGCTGCGCTTCTGCGCGGCGATTTCGCGACACGCACGACTGGCTACGCGGTGGCCATCGAGCATGGATGGCTTTCTCCCGACGATGTGCGCGAACTGGAAGACTGGAACCCAATCGCTGGCGGCATCGGCAAGAAATACTTTGTTCCGATGAACTGGAAGACGCTGGATGCGGCCGCGGCGGCGCCGCTTGCCGCGCCTGGCGACCCCGATCCGGAGAGCGACCAGGAAGATGAGGACGATGACGACGATTCGGGAACCGGAGATTCTGGAACCGGAGATTCTGGAACCGGGGACCCGGGCACACCGCGCCGCGGCCAGCTGATGCGCGCGCAGCTTGAATTGCTGGCCCACGACAATGCGTCTCGGTGCGTGCGGCGCGAAGTGAACGGCGTGCGGCGGCTCATCGAAAGGGATGCTGAATATCCGGAGTTGGCGGCGTTCTACGCTGAGCATTTCCGCTTCGTATGCTCGGTGTTTCATTTTCCGGCGACCCAGCAGCTCAAGGTGAAACAGGGATGCGATGCGCGCATGTCGGAGCTGGGCCGTGCGATGGGCGAAGAGGGCAGGGCCGCGGCGACGGTGCTGATCGAGCAAACGGCTGTGATGGAACCGGCAAGACTGGCGGCCCTGGCCGTCGAAGGAGTTCTCTGATGGGTTATTCCGCGATTGTTCGGGCAGTATATTCGAGTGTCTGGGCGATTCTGCCTGAGAAGCTCGAGGCGATTGCCGCGTTTCTGCAGCTCAAGGCGGAAGGCGGCGCGGCGGCTCCGGAGATCATAGTCGCGATCCGCGCCGAAAATGAGATTGCGGCGGCGCGCATGAAAAGCCTCTCGGCGGACAAGCCTGGATCGGTGGCTGTGCTGCCGCTCTACGGGATCATCAATCAGCGTTACGCCGGCGATTTCTCCGGGCCGAGCGGGACTTCGGTGCAGGAGTTCACGCAGCAGTTTCGCCAGGCGATGAACGATCCCAACGTGAAGGCGATCGTGATCGACGTGGACTCACCCGGAGGCACCGTTGCCGGCGTCGACGAGCTGGCGACGGAGATTTACAACGCGCGCAAGCAGGGAACCAAGAAGATCTCTGCCGTGTCGAACTGCCTCTGCGCAAGCGCGGCCTATTACATCGCCTCCCAGGCAAATGAGGTTTGCGTCAGTCCGAGCTCGATGACGGGCTCGATCGGCGTGTATCAACTGCACGAGGATGATTCCGCGGCGCTCGACGATCTGGGCGTCAAATTCACCTTCATCTCGGCAGGAAAATACAAAACCGAGGGCAACAGCTTCGAGCCGCTTGGCGACGAAGCGAAAACCGCGATGCAAGGCGTGGTGGATGATTTTTACGGGCTTTTCGCGAAGGCGGTGGCGCGGGGCCGGGGCGTGGCGTTGAAGGCGGTGACCAACGGCTTCGGCCAGGGCCGGTGCCTGACGGCGAGCGATGCGGTGAAGCAGGGCCTGGCGGATCGCGTGGCGACGCTCGATGAAGTGCTGGGGAAATACGGGGTGAAGCAGAATCCGGGAGCTTCCGCTTCGAGCCGTGGGGCGAGCCCGGCTGCGGCGCGCGCGGCCGACGATACGACGGTTGTGGACGATGACGATGAGATGTCGGCGGGGGGTTGCAGCTGCGATTGCGCGGCCTGCGTTGCCGGCGATTGCTCCGGCTGCACTCACGACGGGTGCGACACCGACGAAGAGGGTTGCGAGGGATGCGGAATGGCGTCGGCGAAGAACGATCTCAGCAAGTCTGAGGCTGAAGCGCGCGCGCGCAAACTGCGCCTGGCGCGGGCTTAAAGCTTTTCGATAAATCCCGGCGGCCGATGCCGCCTTGTTGACGTCACCCCTGCCCGATGGCGGATGGGCGGCGTTGCGGCTTTAACCCGGTTCGGCGATTGGCCGAGCCTAACTACTGTTTCCGAGGAGGAAACCGATGAAGCTCCGTGAAGCACAGCAAGCCCTCGCCGCCGCGACCGATGCCGCCGCGGCGATCGACGCAGCGGTCGCTCCTGGCGCCATGATGACGACAGAGCAGAGCGCCCTGTTTGATACGCACATGGCCAAGGCCAATGCACTGAAGGCCGAGATCGCCCGTCTCGATAATCTCTCCGAAATGCAGCGTACCGTCAGCACTTCCATCGAAGTCTCGAAGCCGGAGGGTTCAAAGAGGCCCTGGGCGAGCTTTGGTGAGCAGCTTTCCGCGATCGCCAAGGGCACCAAGCTGATTGGCTCCGGCCACACGAGCCTCGCCGATCCGCGCTTGTTTGCGGCCCTGGGCGCGAACGAAACCATTCCCTCTGAGGGCGGTTTCCTGGTGGCACCCGAATTCGGCGATGCGATCCTGCAGAAGACTTACGACGTGGGTGAGATCGCGAGCCGCTGCCGGAAGATTCCGTTCAACTCCGCGCGCCTGGTGATGAACGCGATCGACGAAAACAGCCGCGCGGATGGCCAGCGCTGGGGCGGCATTCTCTCCTACTGGGAGGCTGAGGGCGCGCCCTACCAGGGCACGAAGCCGAAGTTCACCCAGGTGCAGTTCGTGGCGAACAAGCTCATCGGCCTGGCTTACGTGACCGAGGAGCAGCTGGAAGACGGGCCTGCGCTCGAGGGATACGTGAAAATGGCGTTCCCTGACGAGTTCGGCTTTCAGATCGACAAGGCGATCTTTTCGGGCGGCGGCGCCGGCGTTCCGCAGGGCTTCCAGGTCTCCCCCTGCACGATCGTGCAGGCCAAGGATTCAGCGCAGGCCACGGGAACGGTTTCGGCGACGAACGTGATGAACATGAAGTCGCGGCTCTGGGCGCCGAGCTTCAAGAACGCCGTCTGGCTGGCTGAGCAGTCGGTCGAGCCGCAGTTGCTGCCGTTGCTGATTGCCGGCACGGCCGCCACGACGGCGGCGCTGCTCTACACGCCTCCGGGCATGTACGGGAACGACTCTCCCTACGGGTTGCTCCTGGGACGGCCGGTGATCTTCGTGGAGCAGGCGGCTGCGCTTTCCAGCCAGGGCGATCTCAGCCTGGTGGACCTCTCGCAGTACCTGCTGCCGACGCGCACCGATATCCGCTCCGACAGTTCGATCCACGTGGCCTTCCTGACCGGCGAGATGGCTTTCCGGTTCATGCTGCGGCTCGATGGCGCGCCCTGGTGGAAGAAGCCGCTTACGCCGTTCTCCGGCGCCGCGACCCGCTCCCCCTTCGTCACGCTTCAGGCTCGTTAACCGGTTTCGAGGACTCCCGGGCCCCGACCGGGCCTGGGATTTCGAGAACTTCACATTGTTCTCGGCATTGGCCGGGAAAGGAAATCAGCAATGAGCGCAAAAGGTTTCTGGCTTTCACAGGACGGGCATGTTTGCCCGCTCGTTCCTCCGAAGAGTTCGAGCGCCGCGGTTGCGGGCGTTCGATTCAACATGGCGATGTGGAGTCACGCTTCGATCCTGCTCGCCCTGGGCGCGGCCGGCGGTCCGATCGGCGCCATCACGGTCAGCGTGTTTACGGCGCTGACGGGCGGCTCCGGCGTGGCAATTCCCTACCGGCTTTTCAAGCAGGAGTCGGGAAGCGCGCCGTTCGATGTGTTCTCGAACAATACGGTGACGAACAGCGGCAACTTCCCGCAGCTGGCATCCGGATACACCCCGGGATCGGATGTGGTCGATGCCTTCTACGTGATCGAACTCGATGCAGCCGATCTGCTGGCTGCCGGAAACGGTGGCGGCTACGTGGAACTGGACGTGGCGGTGGGATCGATGGGCACAACAGCGCAACTGCTGGCGGCCTACGCGGTTCTTTCGGCTGGAAGCTACACCGGCGATCAGTCGGCTTCAGCTCAGGTCTAAACCTTTCAACGAACAGAATCACAGCAACCCGGGGTTCGCGAGCCAACCAGCTCGCGAACCCCGGGCGAAAGGCGCGATGCTTCTCAAGATCAATTTTGGCCCGCGCAAGGGCGAGATCCAGGATGTGGCTCCGGAGGCAGGGCGCGCCCTGCTCGCCGACGGGCGCGCGACCTGGCCGACGCCGGATCAGAATCCAGCGCAGGCGGCCGGAGATTCAAAGGCCCCAGACAAGCCGCGTGGGCGGCAGCAGCGGAAGGAACGATAGGAGATCATGGAGCCTCTTCGCCTTATCACTCCGCCCACCGGCGAGCCGGTTGCATTGCTCGACCTGAAGAATCTGCTCCGGATTCCTGTGGCGGATACGAGCTGGGACACCACGCTAGCGTTGTTCCTACTGGCTGCGCGCGAATCGTGCGAAAACTACTGCCGCATCGCCATCATGATGCAGACCTGGCTTGCGCGCATGGACAGTTTTCCCAGCGTCCCGCTGCGGTATGACCGAAACGGCTACCCGCAGATGCTTTTGCCGAAGCCGCCGTTTCAGTCGATCGATTCCTTTACTTACGTCGACACGAGCGGCGCTGTGCAGGTCCTCACGCGCGATCCGAGCTACGGCGTGAATCTTGCCGCCCCGTTCTACGGTTATCAGCTGGACCCTGGCGGCGGGATCATGCCGGCAGGCCTGACGCCGCCCTGGGCGCGGCCGTGGCCGCCGCAACGCATGGTGCCGATGAATGTCACGGTGCAGTTCCGGTGCGGGTACGGAGGGCCGATTACGGCGTCGGTCGATACGGGCTCCAAACTGCTGGTCGCGCCTAATTTCAGGTTCAACCCTGACGACGCTCCGCAGATAACCGGAGACACGGGAACGCCGATTTGCATTCCGGAGGCTGGAGGCGTGGTTGGCGGCGCGGCCTCGGCGCTCAATACCTTTGTTGCCTCGGTCGACAGCCAAGGCAACGCGACGCTCGCCGCCGCGGCGACGGCGGCCGTGAGCGCCGCAAGCGTGTGGGTGGGCAACCCGGTGCCGAACATGCTGAAGGTAGCGATCCTGTTTCAGGCGCAGTTCTTTTTCGAGCAGGGCGCGGTGACGGATCAGATGGAGCCGCACGTGATCAACATTCTTCGCAACGGCGGCTTCCGGAACCTGGTGAGTTGAGATGGCCGGCTACGGCGGAAGGGCGGTGACGCGGAATCCCCTGGTCATGGTGCCGGGGGAACTGCGGCAACTGGTGAGGGTCCAGTCTCCGGATTACGCGGCGGATGCGTCGGGGGCGAAGACGCTGGTTCCCGCGACCTGGGCGGACGTGGCGACAGCGAGCGCGCGCATTTACACGGCAGGCGGACGCGAGACCTCGATGGCCTCGCAGATCGTGAGCAATGTTTCGCACGTGGTGAAGATGCGCTGGCAGGGTGTGGTAGTCAAGGCGAATTATCGCGTGATCTACGAGGGCAGGATCTTCACCGTGCAGTATGTCGAGGATGTTGAAGAGCGGAACCGGGTGCTGCTGCTGTATTGCCTTGAAGTCGACGGCGGAGGGCAATAGGTGATCGAGGCGGGGTTGAATGCGCTGCTGGCGGGGAATGCGGCGCTGGCGTCGCTGGTCGGCGGCAGGGTGTTTCAGGGTGCGGCGCCGGACGACCTGGCGCAGTACCCGTGCGTGGCCTGGTCGTTTGTGGGCGGATCGGGCGATCCGACGTTTCAATCCGTGGGCGTGATCCGGCAGAGAGTGGAGATCAATGCCTTCGCGGCGCTGGCTGCGAACGGCAACTCGCCGGCGACGGTCGCCTCGCAGATTCGCGCGGCGGTGATTGCCGCGGTGCTGGGCTGGAAGCAGGTTCTGGGCGACGGGACCAGCGTGCTGGATGCAGAGCTTTTGAATCCTGGGACTGACATGGAGACGGCAGACAGAATCTACCGCCGCCTATGCGAGTTCTACGTGCTGTACACACTTAACAACCTCTAAAGGAGCGTGCGCGATGTCGCAGCAATTCACGGAAAAATTCACAGTGCCGGCGTCGTCGCCGTACACCTACAACCTGCTCAACCCCACCGGCGCCACATTGGTGCAGGTGCAAAGCCTGGCGGGGGTGGTGGTATCGGGCTGTTCGGTGGCGTCGGGCGTTCTGACAGTGCCTTCGGGCGAGGCGAGCGCGATCCTGATCGTGGTGTACAACGCCACGCCCAGCTCGAGCTACACGGGCAGCAAGGCGCAGGCGGGCCGGGGCGCCATCCTAACGATTGGAGGCGTGGTAATCGGTGAGCTCGACGAGATACCGCTCAAGCGCGGGAAGTGGAGCATGGCGAAGACCACCAACTTCCAATCTAACAAGGACGGCGAGCAGATTCCGACGATCCGAGAGCCAGCTTCCACGACTCTCGCGGGCAACCGTGTTTCGTCGGATTCAGGGCAGGCCGCGGTGGAGGCGGCGTATCAGAACGCGGCGCTGTCAGCCTTTGTGATTACTATGCCGATCAACACCGCGGCGGGGCAGTCGAGCCAGGGCGATACCTACAGCTTCAGCGCCTACGTGGCCGGGTCTGATTTCACGGTGCAGACGGAGCAAGTGGTGAAGTTCTCGATCGAACTGGGGATCACCGGACCTGTGACTCTTGCCGAGGGCAGCTAGAAATAACGTCGGCGGTGTGACATAAGTCGTATTTCAATCTCCATGGGGCGTGCTACACTCACGCCCCATGAGGGACCAGCAGTTTGAAAGTCGGCTCGGTGACGCTTCTGTCGGCCCAAGAAGCCGGTGGAACTAGAGCAACTGCTCACGGCACGCAGCGAAGAGAGTGAGGCGGGAACAGCTTGGAGTCGAGAGGCCGTCCTGCAAGGGATTCGACGAGCCTTTGATAACATGCCTGGCGGATTAGTCGTACGCAAAAGTGGCAGTGGCGGCGGACGAGAGCGATGGTAAGCTGAATGGCTTGGAGGGGTTTGGAATGAAGCGGTCAATCGTTCTCGCGCTTGCATGCGTTTTGGTGCTTGGCGTGGTTGCCACCGCTGGATGGTGGTTTCATGAACGCGCCGTTTGGGAAGATGCTTATACGGCCGCAATACAAGCCTTTCGCGGTGCTTATGAATCGCGTGATGAAGACACCGCAGCCTTTGCTCCGGAGCGTAGAGAATTTGAGATTCAAAGGGCGCGGTTGGATGATCTGCTTCCGAGGACCGACGAGGAAGTTGACCAGGCGGAGAAATTGCGGCTATGTGCAGACGATCTGGATCTCTATCGGGAAAGTTCTGGGACTTTGCTTGAATCTGTGACGCTTAGGAGCGAGTCGCCAGAGGAGTTTGCTAAGGATCGTGCAAATTTGGCTGATTTGAGCAAAGGTGCCTTCAGCTGCCTCCGCGTTTCTGATTAGCGTTTTATGTAGCAGATGATCAAGCCGCCTTTCGGGGTGGCCTTCTTGTTGGTGCCGGGAAAGTGGCAGCGGCGAATCGGCCGGGCGGTGATAAGCTGAACGGGTTATGGCACGCGAAACACTTTCCGAATATCTTGCTGTCCAGAACAAGTATCTGGATGAGCACGAGGCACCGCTGCTTACCGAACTCTCAAAGGTTCACAAAGTTGCCGAGCCGAGGCAGCCGCTCAGCTTTGGGGCGATGGTGGCCGCGACCTTTTTGGGTAACCTGGCGTTCGCGCTTCTTTGTGGCGTTCTGTACGTGATGATGCATCCGTAGCCTGGCAATAACCGTTTCTGATCCCGCAGTATGAAGCCGCCTTTCGAGGCGGCTTTTTGATGGAGGAAGGATGGCAAGGGTGAATCGGAATAAGGTTGACGGTTTTCCAAACCCAGTGATCCCGGAGGTTTCGATCGAGCTCGACGGGGAGGTCTACAAACTTTGCTTTGATTTCCAGGCTCTGGCGATCGCCAAGGCGAAGTTGAAGGAAGCGGGAGTTGAGATCAACGTGCTCCGCTCGATCAATTTTGCGGACCTCGATGTCGATACGCTGCCTGCGGTGTTCTTTGCGGCGGCTTCTCGCTGCCAGCCTGGATTGACCTGGGAACAGGCTCAACGGACGGTAAACATCCGGACAGCCGGGAGTATCGCGGTTGGCCTCTTTGCGGCGTGGAAGGCGGCGATGGCCAAGCCGGCGAAAAACCCTCCGGTGGCGGACAAGGAGAGCTGAGCGAGCAGGAGCTCTGGGAGCATCTTTGGGCCGTCGCTCGATATGACCTGCGAATTTCAGAAGCCGAGTTTTGGAAGCTTACGCCGCGGGCTCTCGAAGCGCTTCTCGCTCGCAATAAGGAGGCCCTTTATCGGGAGCAGACGCTGCTTGCCATTCTGCGGCGGGATCTTATCAACTTCAGCTTCTGCCGCCCAAAGAAGCCGGTGGAACTGGATCAGCTGTTGCCGCCGCGCGGCGAAGAAAGGGAGACAAGCGCGGCCCCGGACCGAGAGGCCGTACTGCTCGGAATCCGAAGGGCCTTCGGTAACATGCCCGGCGGCCTGATCGTACGCAAAAGTGGTAGCAGATGAGCGCCGAAGAGATGGTAAGCTGAATGGCCAGGAGCGACTCCAGATGAAATCTGCATGTCTAGCCTGTCTTCTTATGGTTCTTTCTGGTTTGGTGGCGGCGGCCCAGGGTGCCGACGAGGGTGCCAAGATCAAACCTTGCCCGGTGACGGTAGAGAAGGTCAACCTTGGAGCAAGTGGCTGCGATGACCCCTGGTATAGCTGCCTTCAGGTGACTTACACTAATTCCTCAAATCTGCAGGTTGAGGGATTGGTATTTGGTGTTAGTTACTGGGATGAACTTCTTTCTAGCCCCTCGCCGGAGCAGATGCTAGCAAGCGAGAGCTCTGTACGGATCGGGAAGAAGGCGACGGGAACATGGAATGATGGCCTGTATGTGCATAATTTATCAAAAGGGATTCACGTAAAGTTGAGGCTTATAAAAGTCGCATACGGCAACGAGCTTTTTTGGTCGGATAGTATGCAAGATTGCCACTGGGAGTTTGTTGCTAACTGAACTGTAACCACCTTGCTTTTGAGAGCCGCCTCCCGGGGCGGCTTTTCTATTGGAGACGTCATGGCGGAGATGATCCGAATCGAGGGTATGGAGCAGGTGCGGGCCGCCCTTGCGCGCTTTGACGATGCCGTACAGAACCGCGCGATGATGGGCGGCCTGCACGACGCCGGCATGGTGATGAAGGAAGCCGTGGAGGCTGCTGCCCCGATCAAGGCGCTCCCTGGCGGAAGGCTCCCGGACGGCGCATTGAAATCCGACGTAAGGCTGCGGGTGACGCGAGTGGAAGGGGCGGCGATGGCCATCGTCGATTTCGGGAAACTTACCTATTTCGTGGCGCGGTGGGTCGAATACGGCCACCGGCTGATCCGACGCCATCCGCAGGGGAATATCAAGCTCAAAGTCAAGGGCGGCGGCATGGGTACGCAGATCGGAAATGTAGAGCAGCACCCTTTTATCCGGCCGGCGTTTGAAGCGTCGGTAACCCGGAGCGTCGAGGCATTTGTCAACCGGCTGAAAGCCGAGCTGAAGAAAAGGAGCTGACGTGTCCACTGAGGTTTTGGCAACCGCCGGCGCAGTAAGAATCGTGATCCAAGGCGAAGGGTCCAATTTCAGTGCCGTGGTGGCCGATGCGAACCGGCAAATCGCCAAACTCGGCGCCGGCGCTCAACGGAGCGGCAAGCAAATGGTTACGTCCGTCCAGGCCGCGAGCGGCACGATTCGATTGCTTGAGGGCGACATTACCCGTAACGTGCGCGCGGTGGAGAAGTTCGTCACGATGATTCCTGGTGTTGGCGCCGCCCTCAAGATCGCGTTCCCGCTGGTCGGCGCATTGGCGCTGGCGGGAGTGCTGGAGCGTTTAGGTGAGGAAGTGACCGCCGTCCTCAAGAAAATGCACGATGCGCCGGATAAGATCCGCGAGGGTTTCGAGGAAATGAGGCTGTCGGCCCAGACGGCCAACGATGAGTTGCGCAAGAACAACGACGAGCTCGCCAACCAGATTGCAAAACTTGAGGGTAAACCGCAGAACAACCTGGCCGTTGCGCTCGACGAGGCGCGCCTGCACGCAGACAAACTGCAGGAATCGCTGGCGCGCAGCTACCAGGAAGCGAAGCGCCTGCTGGAGGAGAACCAGACCAGCCTGTGGGCGCAGGTTTTGCTTGGAAAGGGCGCCACAGGGGATGTGAAGGGCAACATCGAGAATTTTTACAAGCGGATCAGCGAGGCCGCCGCTAACTATAACGCAGCCACCCATGCCGGCGACCAGGTTGGCGCTGCGGCCGCGCAGAATGAGTTGGAGAAGCTCCAGCAGAACGCGCTGGCTTATGCTGCGACCGAGATCTCGAAGCGGCAAGGCGCGGCGGTTCGCCCGAACATAGTCGAAGGGAAGATGATACAAAGCCGAACGGCGCCCTACGCTGAGATATATGGGAACCAGGATGCCAACATCGCCATGCTGCAGGGCATGCGTAACCTGATTTACCAGGATCAGGACAGCGCCCAGCTCGCAAGGCAGAACAAGCCATTGGTAGAACGCGAGCAGCAGCTGCAGCATACCAGGGAGCTCCAGGCAGAAGAGAAGAGGGCAGCTACGGAACGCATGGAGCAGGCGCAGAAGGAACTCGACAGGCAGCAGTCTGAGCATGAGATGACACTGGACGAGGTTGCGGCGTATTGGCGAAAGCTTGCAGATACGGCGAAGGCTGGCTCCGTGCTCTATAGCGACGCGCTCGACAAAGCGAACAGGGCCAAAGCTGAGGCTCTCAAGAAATTTAACGAGCAAACAGCCGAAGGCCTGCTTCACGACGCCGAGCATACGCGCGGCACTCAAAACGATATCCATGATGCAATCACGGAGGAATGGCTGCGCAACCGAGACCTGGGGGATGCGGGAGACCGCACGCGGCAGGAGGACGCCGTGAGGGCTTTCCGTGAGACAGCTCAGCGCATGAAAGAGCTTGAAGAGGAGCAGGAGGAACAGATCAAACTTCAGATGCAGGCGGGGTCGCTTTCGCCTCACGGCGGGGCGGCGCAATTACAGACTCTACATCGGGAGCGATATGCAGAATGGCTGGATAATGCGAAGGCGCTCAGTTCGCAATTTCCTTACGCTGGAGGTGTTGTGCCGGAAGCCAGCCAGACCGATGCTTCCAGGATTGTGCAGGCCGAGCAGGATGCAGCCCTAGTTAGATCGACATCAGCGCTGGGCGCGTTCTCGATTTCGCTGGGCAAACTGAGCCAGGAGTTCACGAACACGGGCGAGCAACTCAGCAGCGTGTTCGTGGAGGGGCTGCGGACTTTCAATCAGACGCTGATCGAAGTGCTCTCGACACCGGCGAACATGATGCGCGGCAAGCATGTGTGGGGCAACGCGGGAGCGAGCTTCTTAAAGAGCGCGGGCGGCATGGCTTTGCAGCATACTGAAGGCGTGGGCATGGAATTACTGGGCAAGATCCCGGGGCCCATCGGAAAGTTCTTCCAGGGAGCGCACAAGCCAACCGGCTCTGCGGGCGATCCGATTTATGTGCGATCGGCGGACGGCGCCGCCCGCGCCGCGGTTTTGAATATGGGCGCAGGCGGCGTGGCGGGAGCCTTTGGAGCGTCAAGCGCATCGGGAGGAGTGGGCGGCTCGCTGATCAACATGGGCGCTGGTGCGGCGGCGAGTGGCATCGCGGCGTGGATTGCGGGCATGCGGACGGCCGGCGCGGTTTCAAGTTTCGGCGCGGGCGGGGTGGGGGCTTTCGCGGATGGCGGCTCGATTCCGAGCAACCTGCCGGCGCTGGTGGGCGAGCGCGGGCCGGAGATCTTCATGCCGCGCACGGCGGGCACGATCATTCCGAATCACAAGATCGGCGGCGGCGGCGATCGGGAGCTGCACATTCACATCAACGGTAATCCCGATCCTGCCGCCATGCGCATGGTTGCGCATCGGGTGTTCGCGGGCTACCTGCCGCAGGTGGGCAAGCTGGTGGAGGCGCACAACGCCGATAACCGGCGGCGGCGCCCAGCGAGCCAGGGATAGTGAAGATCGCCTGGAATACCGCGCAGATGGCCGCGCGCCTCGCGTGCGGGTGGGGCTTTCGCGTGGGGAATTTGGGGTTGTGCGGGATCTCCATATCGGTTGCGGGCTACGAAAGAGACCCGGAAGCGGCTGCCGATAAGGCAGTGAACGATCACTACCTTTACATGATGGCCTTGCGCCGGCACGCGGTGAACTGATGCAGACGATCACGATTGGCGCGAACACGTACAGCCTGTGCGCGATGCCGGCGAAGCCGGGGCCGGTGAGCATCGAGATCGCGAAGAACGACGCGGTTGCGGTGAACACTTCACCATTCACGCGGCAGGAGCAGACACAGGTTTACCCCGGGGGCGACTTCTGGGACGCGACGATAGAGCTGCCGCCGATGACGCGGAAGACGGCCGCGGCGTGGGAGGGATTTCTGGCTGAACTGCGCGGGCGTCTGAACGTGTTTCAGGCGGGCGATCCGCGGGCCGCGGGGCCACTGGGCACGGCGAAGGGCAATCCGGCGCCGCTGGTAGACAGCTCGCAGCCGGCGAATAATCTGCCGATGACGTGGACGCTGAGCACGCGCGGCTGGCTGCCGAACCAGTTCGGGCTGCTGCTGGCGGGAGATTATCTGCAGATCGGCTACCGGCTGCACCAGGTGTGCGAACAGGTGAATTCGGATGCGAGCGGCGATGCGGCTTTCGCGGTGTGGCCGTCGATCCGCGAGACGCCGGCGGACGGGACCGCGGTGATCCTGACCAATCCGCGCGGGCTCTTCCGCCTGGCGAGCAACCGGCGCGCGCTGACGGCGAGTCCGTCGCAGCTGACGGGCATCAGCTTGAAGTTTGTGGAGGCGAAATAGTGCAGCCGTCAGCTATCGGCTATCAGCTCTCAGCTAAGGCCCACGATGCCGCGTAACCTGCCTTCGCCGATGCTGGCGGCTATACAGGCTAACAGCGTGCAGCTTGCGTTTCTGCTCGACCTGCAGCTTGCGGGCAACATCTGGGCGCGCGCATGGACGGGCGTGGGCACACTGGTGTGGAACGGGAACAGCTACCTGGGCGTGGGCTCGCTGGGTGCGATCGACGATATCCAGGAAGGCAGCGAGGTGAAGGCGGAGGGAACCACGGTTGCGCTCTCCGGCGTCGATCCGACGCTGCTGGGCGCGGCGCTGACTGAGATCCAGGTGGGCGCGTCGGCGACGGCGTGGCTGGCCGTGTTTACGAACGGCGCGCTGACGGCGGCGTACACGGTTTTTGGCGGAACGGTGGACCGCGCGCAGGTGGCAGCAGGCGTGAATGCGATGACGATCGCGCTGGCGCTCGAGACGAAGCTGGCGAACCTGCAGCGGGCGAGCAACCGGCGGTACACGGCGGCTGATCAGCGGCGGAATTATCCCGACGATGGCGGGTTTAATTTCGTCGAGGTGCAGAACGATATCGCGCTGCTGTGGGGATGAAGAGACGGGGAACAGGCAGTAGGGAACAGGGAATAGAAAAACTTCCGGGGTGAACCAATGAACAAGCTGAGGGTTATGGCGGCCGCCGCGGCCGCGATGGCGGTGGTGTGTCTGGGCCTGGGCGCGTCGGCGCAGACGGTGCCGGCGGGCTACGTGCTGGTGAACACGCTTAACCTGGGCGCGAACACGAGCAATGGCGTGGTGCAGAACGGCACTATCAGCTTTCAGCCGGTGAACAACCTGGGGCAGCCGATCAGCTTTCGCACGGCGGGCGGGTTGGGCGCGAAGGCTACGGCGCAGTTCGGTGTGACGATTACGACGCAGTCGCCGGGATCGGGCTACTCCGGAAGCTGGAGCTGCACGGTGGCGGGCGGCACGTTTTCAAGCCAGGCCACGTGCACGGCGACGGTGACTGGCGGAGGGCTGGTGTTTGCGCTGACGTCGGCGGGGACGTATACGGCGCCGCCGGTGGGCATCACCTTCGCGGGCGGGACGTATGTTGCCGGGTCGCCGGCGACAGTGTCGACGGGGATGACGCTGAGCGGAACGACCGTGACGGCCGTAGGATCCGGTTACACGGTTACGACGGCGGCTTTTCCGGGATGCACGGGCACGATTGCGAGTTCGGTGACGGTGAACAGCGGCGCTGTGACGGCGATCTCCGCGAGCGGCGGGAGCTGCCCGGGCGGAACGGTTGTGAGCATCGCAGGGCAAGGGCAGGCGGGGCCGGCGCCGATCACTGGCACGGTGACGGACGGCGTGTCTTCGGTGCTGCTGGGCGACTCGGTCTCGGCGACACCGGCGAATGTCTGCTACAGCGTGACGGCGACTGACAACGTGAGCGGCAATTCCGTTCTAGGTGTGGGCTACACGTGCGTGCAGCCGGCGGGATCTGGCGCGGCGGTGAGCGGTGGCCAGGCGTGGTGCACGGCGGGCGGCGGCGGCCAGGGCGGAACATGCGCTTTCGATACCTACCAGCCGAATTTGACGAACGGCGTGGTGACGCAGACCGGGCCCGCAGGGCCGGAGGGTGTGCAGGGCGCGGCCGGCGCCGGCTTCTTGGCTGGAATCAGCACCGCCTCTATTTCGACCGGCTATAACCCTGTGAGCCCGACGCCTGGCGCCAACGGCGGCGGCGGTACGGATGAGTGTTCGAAAATCATTCAAATGTCGTACAACCAGGATCAGGCTGGTGCCGCCGGAAGCATCTTCGGGAGTTATGTGAGCGCGCCTGCTTATACGGAAACCTGCGCAGTGGCGGGGTTCTGGGATCCTACTTTGCTCGTCCCCAACCCCACCACGCTGCCAGGGTCGCAGAACAGCACAGTGCTGCTTACACCCGGTGGAACCTGGAAGATGCCGAACGAAGTGGACATTCCCACGTTGAGCACACTGGACGGGCAAGCCGTTTATGGATACCTCGCTTCACCGGATGTGGGCACATTTCTCGAGCCGAATCTCAGTGTCTTTCCCGAAGGAAACAGCGGATTTGGCACGGTGGGGATGAGCCTCGGTTGTCCTTCGGGAACGAGCACAGCGTGCTTTGCGCTGGGGGCGGTGATCAGGAATCTCAGTTACAGTTGCAACGGGCTGCCGGGGATGACCGGCATGCTGAACGCGAGCGGCCAGCAATACAGCCGCTTCGAGCGGGTTACCGTTCACAATTGCAGCACGGCGTTCGATTTTGAGTCGCTGACGTCGGGCGGCGGAAGTCAGAACATGGGCCTGAATGTCGAAAACCAGGCTTACGGGAACGGCAACGTGCCGTTGCCGGTGATGACGGGTGCTGTGGTTTCGGCTGGCGGCTCGGGCTACACGGAAGGACAGGCTGTGACTGTGACAGGTTGCACAACCGCGCCGTCCTACTACATCCACATCTCGGGGAGTGCGGTGGCGAGCCTTTACGACGGGGCGCCGAACTACAAGGGCGTCAACTGCGGCGGTTCCACGGCGATCACGTTCTCGGGCGGCTCCGGTGCGGCGGCGACGCCTATCGTGCAGAACCTTCCGCGGTCTGTGGCCTTCAGGCTAAACGCGACCGGCCAGGGTGCGGGTTGGGGCGCGTGGCTCAAGACGGATGTGGTGGCGCTGCAGAGCGAGATTGCCGTCCCGGAGGGCTACGACCTGAACGAGGGCGGCCTGTGGATGCATCCCTACTGCGAGGGCACATTCGATTGCTTCGTTATCGGAGACAAACACGGCACAAACCTGCCGGCGATCATCGTGGCTGCGGAGGACAACCCCGCCGACGGCAACGCCGGCAACTCGGTGGTCCATCTTTCGAGCGCGTTCCAATCCAACGGGCTCGTCGGCATCGGGCTGCTGGGAAGCCAGGGTCCGTGGGAAGTGGAGGACGACGCTAACCAGGGCTGCGATATTCCGCAGGACGGCTACAACTACGAGATGGGCGTCCTGGGATTGTTCGAAGACGACTGGGGCGCTTACAGAATATCCAGCGATCCGGCGTGCGCGACGCTGCTGCCGATAGGCAACGCCATGACTGTCGGGGCGCAGGACTATCTCTATTTGCCGCAGAAGATCGTGAGCGGGGAGGTGAAACCGATGACGGTTGGCGATGCTGCCGAACCGGTGGGTATCTCGGTGAACGGATATACAGGCAGCTCGGTAGGAGCAACGCTCGAAAAAATGAGCTTCGCGAAAACCGGCGCATCGGTAAAATGCATCTTCGACAACACACCGGTGCCAGGCGACTACGTAATCGCACAGCAGACCGGCAGTGCGGTGGTTGGAGCGGCGGCAGGCTGCCACGACACGGGCAGCGCTTCGAGGCCCACCAACCCCGCAACTGCGCCTTACTCTCTGGGCCAGGTAGTTTTTGACGGCATTTATGGAAGCGATTCGATTCCCACCACACCTTCTGCGCCGACGGTGGGGCATTCGAACGCGGGCTCGATCAACTACTGCTATAAGACAGTGCGGGTGACGCTCCTGGATGGCAGTGCGAGCGCGCCGACTTCAGCGGTGTGCGATGCGAGCGGCGCGAATTACATAGGAAACAGTCAGGCGGAGAATCTGAGCGGCCTGGGCGGGACCTCGACCGCGCCGGTGCAGGTGTATAGAACGACACTTGGCGACACGTTGCCGAGCAGCTGCACGGTAGCCTGGGCGACCAGCGTGGGCATGACCGGCTCGCTGGTTTGCGGAGTTCCAGGAGCAGGCCTGAACCCGAACTTTCCTCCGGTGATCAGCTTCGGCGGGGGCTGCACAACGGAGCCGGTGGTCAGCGAAGTAATCGTCGGCCTTGGCCGGGTGCTGGGCGTCAACTTCAAATCTTTCGGCGCGGGATGTTCGAGCGCGCCCACGGTTAACTGGGCACACAACATCGGCGAGACGGGGCTTATCGGAACTGTAGTCGGGAATACTCTGGTGGACGCAGGCCGCGCGGGCGATGGTTCGACGCCACCAGCAAGCGGAATGATCGCGGCGCGGGTCAACCTGAATATCGAGGGGATTGTTGGCGCGGCTGTGGCCGTGCCTGGAATCGTCCAGGGCCGATGCTACGGCACGGTCTCCGCATCGGCAGGTACCTACAGCCTCTACGGCCTCGGCGCGCAGGAAGCCAACGCCACTCTCCCGTGCAGCGGGGTGGTGCAAAACGCGGCGAAATCGCAGGCGAACGCGAGCGGGACCGTGAGCCAGTTGTGCGTGCGCGTAGCAACCCTGCCTACCGTAGCGGATGTAGTCTTCAGTGTTTTCGACAATGGCGCTTCGACAGGAATCTCAGTCACGATCCCGCATACCGGAGGAACGGCCGGCGTGGCGGTTTGCGATAACACGCATACGTTCACGGCGACCCAGGGAGATTTGATCGATGTGCGCTGGCCAGTGAGCGCCAGCGAAACGCTTGCAAGCGTGTGGGCATCGCTGCAGATTCCGTGACGAAGAGAGCTGTTGGAAGAAAAGGCGGCGGGAGCCGTGGCGCGCTGATGACGCTTCTCTGCGCCTGTGCGCTTCCGCTTGCGCGGGCGCAGGGGCCGATCGCGCCGGCGACGAGCGGCTACGTGGCGGCGCTGACCTGGCAGGCGCCGCAGAGCTCGCCCGATCCGGTGGCGGGGTACAACGTGTATCGCGCGGCGGCGGGATCGGGCGCGTACGACGTGGTGGGATCGACGGCGGCAGCGGTGCTCGCGTTTAACGATGGGAGCGCGGGCGGCGGTGCGAGCTGGGACTACGTGGTCGAGAGTGTGGATGCGGGCGGGAACGAAAGCGTTCCCTCGAATACGGCGACGGTGACAATCCCCGGGCTGGGCGCCGGAAGTTTCAGCGGGGCAACAACCTGAAAGGGAGAACGATGATGCGCAAATTTGGATTGATTTGCCTGCTGGCGATGGCCAGCAGCCTGGCGCTGGCCGCGCAGACCGCCATCACGCCGGCGACGGCAGCCGGGACAACCCTGACCCTCAACGCACCGGCGGCGTGCGTGGCGGGCAGCTCATGCACGGCAACGGTGTGGCTGTGCGCGGGCGCGGCTTCGGCCTGCCCGCTGACGGGCTCGAACTGGACGGCGATCAAGACGGTGACGAGCCTGGTGGCGGGGACGCCGGGGACCTTCACCGACACGGCCGAGCCGTTGGGTGCGCCGGTGACCTACACGGTGCAGTTTTCGCAGGGGAGCACGGTGGGCTCGCCGCTGGCCGCGTACACGGGGACGCCTGTTTCCCCTTTGGCGGGTGGGAGCTTTTCTGGGGCGACTTCCTAGACTGGCTCCGCGGGTTGTTTGAGTTTTGGAAGTGGTGAAGGAGGGGCGCGGCTTCAGTCGTGCCCCTTTGTTTTGGAGCGGCGATGGCGATCAAGCGAATCCGGCACAAACTCTGGGCGACGCGGTACCACCATTTTCTAGTGTCGCGGGCGCGGATGAAGTTTGCCTGGGGCCAGCACGACTGCGCGCTGTTCGCCGCCGATGGCGTGCTCGCGCTGACGGGCGTGGATATCGCCGCCGAGTTTCGCGGGAAGTACCCGGACGAAACCGGGGCGCTCGCGGCGATCAAGACGATCGCCGGCGGGGCGACGATTGCCGACGCGGCAGCATGGTGCGCGGCGAAGCACGGGTTCGCGGAACTGGCGCATCCGAAGATGGCGCAGCGCGGCGACCTGGTGGTGTTTCAGGGCGCGACGGGCGGCAACGTGGCCGGCCTGGTGCACCTGAGCGGGCAGCTGGTGGCCGCGGGCGAAGATGGACTTTACCGGTTCCCGATCTCGAAGGTTCTGCGGGCGTGGCACTATGACTGAAATTCGACCGTCAGTTGTCAGTTGTCAGTTGCCGGTTGCCGGGGTGCGCGGGTGAGCACCGCAGTCAAGGCGGTTGCGGGCGCGATCGAAATCGGCGGCGGCATTGCGCTGATGGTGTTTGGCGGCCCGGTCGGCGTGGCCCTCGGCACCATGCTGCTGAGCTCCGGCATTGCGACGGAAGCGGGTGCGCTGGCGCAGGCGCTGGGCTCGAAGGCCGGCCTGGGCATTACGACGCGCACGCCGGCGGCGTCGCGGCAGATCATTCGCGGCGTGCAGCGTGTGGGCGGCACGATTGTCTACCAATCGACCACGGGCGGAACGCTGCGACAGTACAACCTGGTGATCGTGATCGCGGGGGACCCGGTGCACGGCATCGAGAACCTGTATCTCGACGGGCGGCAGGTTTTCTGGAATAACGGCTCGGCTTACAACCAGACTGTCAACGGGCTCAACTTCGGCGGCGACGCGGACGGCAACGATCACACCGGGCCGAACGGCGTGCAATACAACTTTGGCGGCAAGGTGTTCTGCGCGGCGTTTCAGGGGCGCCAGACCTCCGATCCGACCGTGGTGAGCGGGAGCTGGGTGGGACCGGCCACGATAACAGGCCTCTCGCCGGCGAGCTATCCAGGGTTCGCTTCCGCACTCGAAGCAAATGACTCGGCGTGGGCGCCCTCATCGCAGGCGGTGGGCGCGGCCGCGGTGGTCTCATCCGCGATCGGCAGCGGCGGAAGCATCACGTTCAACCTCGAATCGGGAGGATGGGGTTACCCGGACGGCGATTACACGCTGACGGTGGTGGACCTGGTGGGCAGCGGGTCGGGCGCCGCGGGGCACATTCACTGCGTGGGCGGCTCGGCGGTAAGCGTGGTGACGGACTCGAGCGGCGGGAGTTACGTTGCGCCGCAGGCGACGGCGCCGCCGGGAACGACGTCGACGAGCATTCCGTATCTCGGCGGCTGCACCTATGTGTATCTCAAGATCGAGGCGGACCTGGGCACATTTCCGCAGTTCCCTGAGATCAAGTTCACGGTGCACGGTAAGGACGATATTTACGATCCGCGCACGGATACAGCCGGCTTCACGACGAACTGGGCGCTGCACGTTGCTGACGTGTTGATGGACCCGACATGGGGCCTGGGCGATACCTCAGTCAACATGGACCAGCTGATTGCAGCGGCCAACGTGTGCGACGAGATGGTGGCGTGCGCTGCCGGCGACGAAGCGCGTTATTGCATGAACTGGACCTGCGACGCATCGATGTCGCCGGGTGACCAACTAAGCACCATGATGCGCTCGAAGGAAGGCAGGTTATCGCGCATCGGCGGCGAGTGGTACGTGTGGCCGGCGTATTGGCAGGGGCCGAGCGCGACCTTCGATGAGAATGCGCTGCTGGCGGATATCGCCTGGGCGGCGCAGCGCTCGCTCGACCAGTTGTGCAACCGGGTGACGGGGAAATATATCGCGCCGAATTTCCCGTTCAATGTGACCGGCAATCTCTACGACTCGAATGGATTCTGGAATGGGCAGACGCAGAACAATTTTCCTTACGGGTTCCAGCCCACCGATTATCCAGAGTATGCCGAGGACGCACTGCACGGCTTTGGCGAAGATGTGTTTCTCATTGCCGACACGCCTAACCTGGGCGCGTGGAGCAGCGCGACGGCTTACGCGGCCGGCGCCGTGGTGATCTCCGGCGGCACGCCGTGGCAGGCGACGCAGGCGAGCACCAACCAGACGCCCAGCGGCGCGAGCGCGTATTGGAAGGCGGCGGGGAATTTTCTGCCCTTCGACCTGATGCAGGAGTGCACGCTCTCGATCAGCGAAGCGCAGCGCGTGGCGAAGATTCACCTGCTGCGCAACCGTCAGCAGGGATCGGGCACGCTGGTGATGGGCCTCGAGGCCTTCCAATTGCAACCGCTCGATGTGCTGGAGATGAATTTCGCAGCGTGGAGCTGGACGAACAAGCTGCTCGAAGTGGCCGGCGCCCAGGGGGCGAAGTTCAAGTTGCGGCGGGCACCTTCGCCGGGCGCGCAGGAGGGCGAAGGCGGGGAGGATACACCGGCGTTGTTTGTGGAAGTGCCGGTGAACGAGACCGACTCAAGCGTGTATGAATGGGACAACCTTACCGAGGAGCTGACTAACTACGACGTCTCGCCCTACGGTGGCGCGGTGAACCAGTGGATGGTTGCGCCGCCGACGAGTGTGACGGCGACGAGCAATCTTTCGACGGCGCTGATCCAGCCGGACGGAAGCGTGATCCCGCGCATCGAGCTGACCTGGACGGAGCCTGCCGACCCGTTTGTGACCGGCGGCGGCTCGATTCGGATCCAGATGACGCCGCACGGCACGAGCGCGTGGGAAGACGTGCTGCTGGTGGGCGGCACGACGACGACGGCGTTCCTGGGCAACGTGATCAGCGGCAGCGCCTATGACCTGCAGATCGCGGCGGTGCGCGCAAACGGGGCGCAGTCGGCCTGGGTGCAGGTGCTCAACGTGGTGTGCGGCTACGCGCTGGCGGCCTCAAATCTTACGCCGGTGGCTCCGGCGGGGACGCTGAACGCGGTGACGTCTTCGGCGATCGACTCGGACATCCTGATCGCGAGCCCGTTCACGGCGACTTTTGCAGGGCTGAGCGTGAGCTGCACGCCGAGCCTGACGGATATCCCAAGCCTTACGCCGCAGACGCTCTACTCGGTGTATTACATCGACACCGCTTTCGCCGGCGGCAGCATCACGCCGATCGCGACCACGAACCAGAACGACTTTCTGAACAAGCCGGGCTACTTCCTGATCGGCACGATTCTGACGCCGCCGTGGGGCAGCACGCGCCTGGCGCCCTCGGCGTGGACTTTCAACGGCAGCGGAACGGTGACCAATCCCGCGAACGTCTACGACGGCAACGTGTTCAGTTTTGCGTCGTTTCAAGCTGCAGGCACGCCGGCGGTGCCGACGGCGCTGGGCGGCCAGCTTCTCTACTCGGGATTTCCGCCGATCAACACGACGAGCGGGCAGCAGCTCAAGGTGTTTTGGTCGGTGACGGGCTCGGGCATCCAGCCCTGGATCATCACGGCAAGCATTGGCGGCGGCTCGCAGCCGGCCGGCCCGATTTCCGCGCTCAACGATCGCAGCGCCTGGGCCGCGAGCACGGCCTACGCGCAGTGGGACAAGTTTTCCCAGGGCGGCGTGGAGTGCCTGGTGGTGGCGCCGTACACGTCGGGCGGGACTTTCGGCTCAACGGACATGACGAACACCTGCTTGCTGATCACGAGCAGCTTCGGAACGACTTCGGGCGGCGCCGTCGAGACGACTCCGCTGCCCACGGGCTTGAATATGAGCCTGATTACGGTGGTCTTCAGCTCGAACGGAGATCCGGGCGCCGGGATCAACACTTTTGAACCGAGCGAAGTGTATGTGCAGTGAGGGCGCGTGAACGCGGAGCAGCGGCCGGATGGGGATATTGCGACGGCGTGGTGTATCGCGCTGGGCTGGAAGTTCAGACCGCCGTTTGTGGCCGCGCCGGTGGGGATGCGGATTGCGGCGTGGTTTGCGCGGGTGGCGGCGCACGCGCTGAATTGAGGGCAGGTTATGTGGATTTATTTTCGCGGGACAGGCGAGCTGGTGCGGAACGGTGTGGTTGCCGGCGCGGGCTACGCGGGATGCGGCGAGGGCCTGAATAACCCGGCGATGAGCAACGTGCCGGATGTGGGGCCGCTGCCGGCGGGCGATTACACGATCGGCAAGTTTGGGGCGCATCCGGATGTGGGCCTGTTCGCGGCGCCGCTGCAGGTGGATGCACGCAACGAGATGTTCGGCCGCGACGGCTTCTTTCTGCATGGCGACAACGAAGAGATGAACCACACGGCGTCGGAAGGCTGCATCGTGATGGCGCGGGAAATCCGCGAAGCGGTGGCCGCGAGCGGCGACACGCTGCTGCGGGTTTTGTGAGGTGAGGGGCGATGGCAATTCTGGGATTGATCGAGTTGTACGCGAAGGGTTTTGGCGAAGGGCTTTTCGTCGCCGGCCTGGTGCTGACACTGCTGGGCGTGCTGCTGGGCTATCAGCGGGCGGTGACGGTGCGCGGCACGGTGATGGCGATCGCGCTCTGTGTGATCGGAATCCTGCTTATGGCCGGCGGAATGGTGGTCTACCAATGGCAGTGAAAGTGTTCTTGACCTGGCTGATGCTGCTGGGCGCTGCGGCTGCGGCGCAGGCGCATGTCCTACCGGAATGCGCGAACGAGACCGCGCTCGATGCGCAATACGACCGGCTGGAATGGCAGATCGAGCGCACGGCCGATCGGCTGGAGCTGGCGGCGCTCGAGGCTGAGCAGGCGCCGGTGCGGGCGCAACTCGACGCGTGCGTGACAGCGCAGATGGCCGCCGACACAGTGACATTCGAGCAGCTGGCGAAGATGTTTGTTGCGGCGGATCACGACCTGGTGATCGCGCTGGCCAGGCAGAAGCGGTTGCGGCGCGAGCCGTGGCATAAGGAGTTCTGGCAATGGAGACGGTAGGCGCTTGCTTGCACTGCATCCTTCACGCCCTGGCGGCGCACCCGGCGCAGGTGGAAGGCGCAGGTGCGGTGCTGTTGTTTGCCTTCGTCAGCTCGCTGCCGGCGCAGCGGCCGAAAACTCTTGACGATTGGTACGCCTATTTCCGGGAGTCGCTGCAGAGCGCGATCCCCGTGGGCAGGCATTCCGCAAACCCTACGCCGCCGGCGAACCCGGCCCAACCCAAAAGCTGAAGGAGATCCAGATGAGCAGCGCACCGATTGTGCCGGTTGTGCCGGCGAAGCAAACCCAGCAGCAGAAGTTCGAGTCGTTTCTGACCAACTTCGGCACCATCCTCAAAAACGTTGCCAACGCGGCGGTGAACATCGCGCAGGAAGAGGCGCCGATTATCGAACCGCTGCTGCCTCCGGCGATTGGCGCGGCGCTGGCCAAGGTGCTGAGCGCGGCGGCTACGCAGGTGGCGTACGCCGACGCGAAGTATGCGGCCATCGAGGGATCAGACGTTCCGTTCGGCGTGAAGGTGGCCGAGGCTGTGGCCGTGGGCGGATCGGGCGTGCTGGCGATCGCGGCCGTGGCCGGACTCGAGATCAGCTCGACGCAACTGCCGCAGTTCTTTGGGGCGGCGTTCCAGATTGCGTCGGTGCTGAACCTGGCCAACATCACGGCCGCGCCGGCAGCGCCCGCAGCTGCACAGCCAGCGCAAGCCGCAGCCTGATGACCGCGTTCGATCTGATCGACTCGATCTACTCGAGGCCGCATGCCGGCAAGCTGGCGGGCAATGAGCGCTGGATTACAGAGCGGCAGTTTGCGAAGCTGCGCGAGCTGATCAGAGAGAACGAGGAAGGCAGTGCGCTCACGGAGGGCATGAACGGCGGGTTTGCCTGGACGCCCTCCGGGCGCAACAAGTATGTGGTGAGCGTGTACCCCGGCGACAGCCGCCGCGAGACGTATTACAAGCTGATGCGCCTGGCGAACATTGTGCCGAGTGGGATGGGGAGATTGTTTTGAGGGGGAGTGAAGTGACCGAGCAAAATTCCAGCCAACCAGCGAGAGGATATCTTGAGGTTGGCACAAGTGGCGACGGTGAAGTGGTAGTCAATCATCCGGACTTAGAGCCGGATGAAAGCGGAGTGGGGCACATCGTTTTCTCGGTGGATGAGGCGAACAACCTGGCTCATTTGCTGCAGGTTAAAGCGGTTGAGGCTCGACACGAGAAGGAAGAAAAACGCCGGGAAGACGCGGCGGCGATTCCTGTTGATCGAAGCGCCAGGGAGCTCGCAAGCGGAGAGTCGGTGCCAACCGATCAAAGTCATGCGGAGCTGAAGGAAAATGGCCAGCAGAAAGACTATGTGGTCCTCTCTGCTGCCGAGCGCGCCAAGGGCTTCGTGCGGCCGTATCGGGATGCATATCGGCATTTGACTTGCGGCAAGATCACCACTATGGGCCGCGCGATTGCTGAGACGTACGCTCGCGATCCCACCTTCTACAGCGGGACGTTCTGCACAACCTGCGTCGGACATTTCCCTGTCGGCGAAAACGGTGAGTTTGTCTGGTACGAGATGAACGGGACCACGGGCGCAAAGGTCGGTACTTAGGCGCCGGCTATTTGAGTTCGGGGTAGAGCTTTTTGGCGACGGCCTGGCGGATGACGGTGGAGCGGTCGGTACGCTCCTTTTTGGCCAGGAAATCGAGGCGGCGGAGATCTTCGACGGGGAAGCGGACGGCGACGAGCTTGGTCTCGCCGGAGAGAGTTTTCTCCTGAATCAACCTTTTGGGCCGGGGCATGGAAGCACGATAGAAGGACGTAACCTGCGTTGTCAATTGGCGGTTACCGGAGTTTGTAGCTGTATCACATTGTTATACGGTGTTATACAAATACAAGATATAAAGAAAGTCAAGGTGCGGGTTTTCCGGCGGGTTGTCCGAACGTACCGTTCAAGGAGGGACGGTGGCGGCGTACAATCGGCGGTCTCAGGAAATTTATATAGAAAAGCACACCCAGGGGCACGTGGATTGCCCTGTGTGCGCAGGGACCCACTTATCCATGTATCAGGCTCTAACTCCGGATTTACCCTTTCCGCTGGCTTTCAAGCTTTGGATGCAAAGACGCACAGTCGAAACCGACCTGGCCGATCCCGATGCGGGGTTTGAGCAGGACAGCGGCTACTGGGCGCCGGACACGCTGCGCGATTACTGGACCAACTTCGAGGCGCTGAAGATCTTCTTCCAAAAGCCGATCGGGAAGATCAAGCCGGACGATCTGTTCCGGTATCAGAATGCGCGGCGCCGCAATGCGCCGAGCCCGGACGGGGAGTACCGCTGCCTGCGCATGAGCACGCGCTCTGGCGCCGAGGCCAAGCGGCCGACAGTGCGGGGTAAGTTTGCCACGCGCGAAGAGGCTGAAGCCTTTGTGGAGGCGCACGCGGAAGGCGACGAAGAGGATTGGGCGATCCGGCAGACGTTGTGGGCTTACCGCGCCGGGAACAACTGCATTCGCAAAGAGGTGGCGCTGCTGATCCGGATTCTGAAGGCGGCGCGGCTGTGGGGCGAAGAGGAAGAGCGGCAGTTTCAGCGGCTGCGTCCGGTGGATTGCGACCTGGATTTTGCGATGACGGTGCCGGAGCAGCACAGGTTGCTGCACGTGGGCGGGTCGCGGCCGGAGCTGCAGTACGCCTACCAGTATGCGATTGTGGCGCTGCAGTCGACGGCGGGGCCGAACGAGATGCGCTGGGTGAAGCTGGGCGGCGTGTTTGTGGAGGGGCTCAAGCCGAGGTTTCAGATTCCGCGGCGCGGGGCGAAAAATAAGCATCGGGCGCGGGAGATCCCGCTGGTGACGCGCGAGGCGGTGTGGGCGATG